GAGCACCCTCATTATCCAAATTGGAACCCAGCAACATCTGAATTGGCAAGAGCCGGTGAGGGAGATGACGTACGCAATACGATTAGGCAAATTATGAACAGTGCCAATACATTGGCAGAAGACAATTATCATGGCCGTATAATGGGCAATGCCGCCGGGTTTTATCTGAATCCTCGGATAGACCCAAACCATGGCTATGCGAAGAATTTTGCCGATGGGGACAATGATTCAATGTCTACATACTGGCGTAAACCATTCAATGGCATTGGTGGTTTTGGTCGCAATCACAACATCTTGATAGATTTGCTACACCAATTTACATCAGTACCCGTGGGAGATGATGCAGGGCAAGTCACCAACGAAGACCAGTCGTATCTTGGTGTCAGTGATGCGCGTACCAGAGAGGGTCGAAGTGACCAGCAACTTGCTACTGCTACACGATTTTCTTCTAATTTTGACATTGGCCAGAAAGTTGCTGGAATGTGGAGCCCATTCGCCCCTATGGGTGACAAAGGTAGAGAGCGACGAAGGTACAAGGAATATGATGAAGTCATGGTTGATGGAGTCAAACAAAGAGTGGGCGAAAAGGTCAAGGAACTGCGAAACGTACCCGCTGGAAGAAATGAATTGCTTAATCAACACAATACCAAAATAAGTCCATCTGTACCGGGTGGCAAAAACAACTTTGGTCGCTCGATGACAAGCACTTCTGGCCCTGCCTTAAACACTGCATACAAAGGCTCAATGGACCACCACAGGACGCCTGAGGCAGTTGAACACGATGATTTCATTAAGCGAGGTAGAACGGTGGGTGGCCAAGATAGTCACTTGAAAGGAAGCAATCCATTTACTCACATGGACACGCCATTTGCTGCTTCACCACAAGAACACAATTCTGAGCACATATCTAGAAAGCGAGCAGCGCAATTGGGATGGACACGAAATCCACTGGACCCCATTGACGATTACATTGATTATGATGCGTTAGAGGACCATCATTTAGTTGGCTCTTTACAGCAGATGCGTGAATTGATGGGGCTTGCTCGTGGAGAAAGTACGCAAGGTAAAGACCGCCCATTTGTAAACACAGTGGCCCGTGATGAATTAGAAGGGTTTGAGACTTATCTTGATGAAACCAACCAAAAACTGATTGGTCTTGAAACAAAGATGGATGAACTACGACACGGTATACGTTCTGGTACAAGTCAGAATCCTCAAGAGGATGGTCAAGAAATTGTCAGGCTACGTACATTAATTCAGCAAACACGACCCCTGCTTGAAGAGTTGGAGAACCAATATGACTCAATAGATGTTGATGACACACCTACTCATGAATTTTTCAGAAGTCAACCGCTTGCTACGCACGATGCCAAGCATAAGGCTGACAAAGCGATTATCGCCAAACAAGCCAGAAAAATGCTTGAGGAATGGGAAACCGCTACTGGGCAAAAGGCGTTTGACCCTAATGACTTGTGGGGAAGCATTTCTAACGCAATGGAATTTGCTGCTAAGGCCAACACGTTTGTCAACGTCAATGACCCAAGTGCGCATGGTCACAGTAGCCTGAGTGTGGTTCATGGTGAAGAGCCTGTTGAAGTCGCAGGTGGGGGGTTGCGAGACCAAATCAAAAGGCACATCAATGACAAAGGAGCATTGCTGAGTGCATCAAGTACCAATTCTGAGTTCTTTGACGCACTTGGTTTTGACCCAGAGGATGAGTATCATCAAAAAACAGTCGAAGAACTCAAGCGTAAATTGACAGCACTTTCTGGAGGAGATGCGCACAAGCAATTTCACTTGGGTACAAAGGGTCAATTGTTACAGCAAAGTCAATTGGTTGGTGACTTTTCTGGAGAAGAGTCTCTGTTTGACAATATCGTAGATACCCGTGCTATTGCTCGTGGGGGCGGTGCTAAGGTTAGTGGTCAACCAAAAATAGATGGTAAGAAATGGACTATGGCTGCGCCCGCTATTAGTGCTTTAGGTAGAATAAACTTGGCTACAGGAGATGCTAAGATTGCAAATGAACTTGGCCTACACGTAGTCAAAGGTCATCATCGACATTTACGGGGCCAAGATAATCCATTTTCCGAAATTTCAAAACGAGGCAAAAGAACAAAAACGAAACGTACCGATGAAGCGAGAGGCATTCAAAGGACTAAGCGTATGTCGATGACTGATAGTGAAAAGGCCGATATAGAGAGGGACAATGCACTACAACGACTTGAATCTATTCTCATTTCTGACCCAGAGATTGCATCTAAAGAATTGTCACAAAGCACCAAGTCCGGCTATCGTTGGGCGGAGCAACCAATCGGTAACGCAGGAGCACCACATGGGCACACTGCTCATTCAATCTATGATTCCCATGGGTCTCAAACAAATTGGGGATTCAAAGTAAGGCCAACGGCCCATGTAAACATCAGTCCTAATGGCAAAACCACTTACCATCATGTACCTGAAGGTACGGACGTAAGAAGAAATACACTGACGCGGCGCATGATAGGTGAAATTATGCCGGATATTCTACCATTCCTTGGTTCGCACCATGGTGAAGTAGCAGAGACTATACCTGAAGCCATTCGTCGTGGTCGCATGGAGGACAGGCCAGTCAACCGACGCGGCTCATTCCGACGTTCTGATGGTCCGACTCTTTTGGCCTCATTGACCAATCCTGATGTGTTGCTGAAGATTGACGCTGAAAAACCACCTTCTATACAGCCCATGCACCGTATCTTTGAACTGGATGACCTTGAGCATCTACGTGGATTCACAGGAGACTGGATGGTTACTCTCATGCCTGAGGGCAAACGTCACTTCGTTCGGCGCAAGGATGATGACATTGAGTCTTGGAGTACAACCAGTGGAAAAGTAAGCATTAGCGAAGATGACCAGAAGTCTTTCAAGAAAACAACCGAGAAGGATTTCCTCATTGATGTCATCCAAGTCGATGATGAGTATCACGTATTCGACATATTGGAATTTGATGACAAAGACATTCACGACCTCCCAATCCAAGAGCGCATGAAGGTTTTGCGAGGCGGTATGGAAAGTCATGAGAAGGTCATGCTTCCTGCTGCATACAACACTCGCCTTACAGATGATGCGGGCTTGGAGTCCGCAGTCAAGGATTTGGAAAAAGAAGGCAAGCGGATTCTACTCCGAGATGCAAAGTCCACTTACATGGCAGGAGAACAGCGCCATCCTAAGTGGGTGCTTCTTGCCCCCGGTAATGATGTCAATCTGATTGTCCTTGAGCGACGAGGCGAAGACCCTTACTCGTACAGACTTGGGACTGGTCCAATTACACAGGACGAGAAGATGGGCGAGCGTGGCGTCGAATTAGACGGCGAGACCTACATGGATGTGGGCACTGTGTTCAGTAGTCCAAAGAAGTATGAAGTTGGTGACCACGTTGAGGTCAATGTCGATAGTGTCACTTCGCACCAGTCGGATGATGAAACCATCTACACGATTCATGCAGGTTCGATTGAGGATGAGGCTGAAGGTGAAGCACTGGTTAGTCGTGACACCCTAGAGGTAATGACCAAGTCCGAGCCAACCAACTGGCCGCACGAAGTCCGACGCACTGACCGACACGTAACGATTCGATTCCCATTAGGTCGCATCATCTACAAGGCTACTTCACGTGGAGAGCAGTGGATGGTGCATTCTCCAGAAGCAGAGAACTCCCTTCTCATTCGTATGGCTGAGAGTCAACGACCATTCTGGGCACCCGTAGCGGGCATGATGCTCAAAGGCAACTTGGATATGGTCGAGGAAGAGCGTAAGGAAGAAGTGCATGAATCCAAAGGTGATGGGAAGCCCTTGATTCCTCCAAAGAAGGTAAAGGACACAGGTCACTGGAAGAAAGTTGTTGAAGGATTACAGGCCATCGAGAAAACAATTGGCAGTGTAGGACAGGCATTTTCAGGCACTCGCGGCTTAGGCATTGACTATGCTACTCCCATTCAATCCCCCACAGGGCCAACGGAAAACAAAGACCAAAGCGCGTTGCCTGACTATGATGCACGAAAACTTCCAGAAGAAGACCCTGAAGAGCCTTACGAAAAGCGCAAAGATAAGCCGCAGTCGATTGATTTGCCGGTAGAATCAGAGGGAGAACAAGGCCTTCTGCACGTGGATGATGATACCGCTACCCTTCATATAGTATGACGCGATGTGGAACCAGTTATGATTTCCGCGCCGTTGCGAACATCTCCAGTACAGGAGAGTGGTTCGATTCAACTGCTAAAGGCCGGAAATGACCTTGTTGTAGCGGGTTACGCCAGCGTCGAATTGGTAGACAAGCAGGGCGACCTTATTACACGCGGGGCACTAAAGGACGCTTTTGGTGACTTCATGAAGGCCGAGGCCTTCCGCAACGTGCAACTTGCACACTCTAACATTCAAGTGGGTGAAGTTATCCCACAATACACTGACTCGGAAGGCCGAGTTTGGAAATCCAACGTCGATGACGCTGGTATGTTCGTTGTCATTCGCCTACGCGATGACATCGAAAAGGCCCGTGAAGTGGCCAATGAAGTTCGCAAAGGTAACCTACGTGGGTTCAGTATTGGAGGGCAAGCGTTCAAGCGTGTTAACAAGCATGACGCTAAGCACGGTGACTACACCGAGATTTCCAAACTGGAACTACACGAAGTAACTATCTGCGAAAAGGGTATCAATCCCGAAGCAACCTTCAGAATTTTGAAGGAGGACACAGAAATGAGCGAAACAGACGCATTAGGTGAACTATCAACGGTCCTCGACCGATTGAATAAGCGATTGGATGACATGGATAAGGGCGAAATGCCCGAGGGCTTGAAAGAGCACATGGCAGACAAGAAAGATGAGAAAGGCGACGACGACGAAAAAGGCGACGACGACGATGAAAAAGGAGATGAAGAAATGGAAGAAAAAGGAATGTACAAAGGCGACAGCGAGTACAGTGATGTCATTACCAGTGAATACCTGAACTGGATGGAAAACACACTCAAGAGTGCTGGCGTTGATACTGACAGCGCTCGCGCACACTTTGATGACATCAACAAGGCCAACCTTGGCAGCACCCCTGAATCCATTGGCGATGGCGCTGATTACTTCGGTGGTCAAGTCAAGGGCCGTGCACAAGAAGGTGGCAACCCATCAACTGGTGCAGTTGGCAAAGTCAACTCCGGCAAGGTCAGCAAGTCTGACTTCCTTGTTCCACAGGATGTCTCCGCAGCAGATGTTGAGGCAGCATACGAGGTCTACAAGGCTGCAGCCACTGAGCAGCAGTTCAAGGACAGCCTCAACAATGTCTTCGCAGACCGACTTGCCAAAGAGCAGTCAGATGCACGAGAGGCTCGCGCACACGCACAATTCGATGCACGCGGACCACTTGCTGAAATCCAGAAGGCAATTCAGGGACTTGAGAGTCGAATCGAGAATATGTCCGTTGCACCAGCAGAGGGCACTTCCTTGATGAAGTCCGACAACATGTCCACAATGGAAATTCCATCATCAGAGCAACTAGCAACAATGGATTGGGAGGATGTCCACGCCTTGGCTAACAAAGTCTGGGAGTGAGACACAGGAGATAAACACAGGAGAGTGAAATAAAATGGCACGAAATTATGTACGAACAGTTCAGGACCTAGAGCGCTACTACTATGGCGCCGGAAATGCAATGGGTTACTCCTACAGTGGTTCAGAACTACTGAAGGCTGATGCTCCTTTGCTCAGCACCACTGCTGGAACCTACCAAGCGATTTATGGTCGCAAAGTTTGGTCTCAGTTGAACCAAGAATTCAATGCTTTCAGCATTCTACCCAAGAAGCCTTGGGACCGAAGTGGATGGCGTGTTGTAACTGCAAAGCCTTCGTTCGCAAAGGGCGGCGGTGTTGCAGAGAACGCAACCCTACCAGACACAACCAAGCCTACCTTCCAGCAAGTGGCTGCAAAGCCCAAGACGGTTGCCCACACCTTCGACATGAGCGAAGTGGCAATCTTCCTTGCTGACAAAGACGACGGTATGGGCGACATCCGCTCAGTCCTCAAAGAAGAGGTCGGTAAGCACCACGCAGAGCACATCAACGTAATGCTCACACAAGACGTGGACACACCTGCAGGCAACGACTTTGAGTCACTTGACCGAGTTACTGCTTCAAGCACAATGGACAGCACTGGTACTGCATACGCAGCCACTGTATCCGGCGGTGCTTCAACATCACACACTGCGCACATCAGTGCAGCAAGTGACGTGGACATCTACAGCATCGACCGAAGTGCAAACACATGGGCAGATGCAGAGATTGACCTCGCAAGTGACGCAAGCCTAACCGAGCGCACCCTTTCACTGGACCACTTGGACAACATGTTCCAGAAGATTTGGGTACGTGGTGGAAACCCCAAGGTTATCCTCACTGGCTACGATACTCTAATGCGAATCCAGCAACTCTTGCAGAGTCAGCAGCGATTCATGGAAGAGAAGCGCGTTACACCAACCTACAACGGTGTGAAGGGTGTACCCGGTGTTGAGGCAGGATTCATTGTCGCAACCTACAACGGTGTACCCATCATCCCATCCAAGGACATTGCAGCAGACGGTATCAGCCGAATGTACTTCCTTGACACTGACTACCTATGGTTCAGCACAGGTATCCCGACCCAATACTTTGAGTCTGGTATCGAAACTGGTGACCCATTCGCAATCAACCGCCTCGGCCAAGAGGGACTCTACCGAACCCTTGGTGAAGTCTGGACCACATTCTTCCGTGGACAGGGGAGCGTGCGTGACCTCGCTTGAGGTCTGAACGGGAGACACAAAAAAAGGAGATGATGAATTATGGCAGTATTAACACACAGAGGTATCACTTACACTACCTCAAACGGAACACCAACCATGAATCTAGACCTAGGCCTTTGGGCCGGTCAAGACCAAGATGAGACTGGCTGGCTTGATGGGCAAAGCACTGATGGCTACCCCGGAAACCTTTCAGGATTCCAAGCAACTAACACTCAAGTGGTTGACCGAAAAAACCCACGAATGATTAGTTTGCACATCGCATCAGGTATGGCAGACACAAACACACTAACACTTTCAGGTGATTGCAGTAAGATTCTATCC